AAGGCCACCGACCACGGCCCATGAATAGTCTAATTCAACCGTGTAGTTATAGACCTTGACCGCGCCTGTCTCGTGCGTATGGCCTGGCTCATCGACATTGGTCGTATCATTAACATCAATGGTGTCATCGACGGCAATAGTATCAACCACGGTTGCTGTCGTGCCGCCGGATATAGAAACGCCGCCGGGTTTTGTTGAGACTACGATATATGCTTTATCGTAAGGTAATCCCCATGTCTCACAATTCAACTGCCCGGGTTGAAGATTCGGATATAAATAAGCACTAGCAGAGATTCCGTCAACTTTTACATTGCTGATACTTTCGACAGGGTGATCAGCGACCAGATAAGCATAACCCTCATTCGCCGCAGAGCAGGAATCGGATGTATATATCGTATCGCCCTGCTTATGGGCGTGCGTTAAAAGCGCGGTTAGATTAATTTTCCATAAACCAACAACAGAATCGTATTCGATGCTGGAGATTATGGCCGTTTCTTCCTCGTATCCACCAGCCGCTTCTGTTACTGTATTTATAGTGAGTGTGCCGAGGCCGGTTGATGTCTGTATTGGAATCCACCAGCCGATGTCATCGGTCACATATATGAAATCGTCAATCGTAGATGCAAGAGTTGCCAATACGCTTGCGAAACCAGACGCGACCGGACGGCATACATGATCGCGTACTCGGCCAATAATAATAGGTTTGGTGTCGCCTACCGCATCAGGATCAGCCTGTGGATATTCGCCTCGCCCGATTAAATACGGCAATTGACTGTCGTAAGTATGAGCAATGTCCTGCAATCCAAATGAAATCGAGTCCTCGGTGATCTCAATATCGCCCTCAACCGTGCCGATAAACATAATTTCGGCATCGGTGACAGTCCCAGACCCGACCGAATTCTCAAAGCCAAGATAAACCGTGCAGCGCATTCCGGCCTGAATAACGCCTGAAACATTCGTCGGGTAGTTGCTGATCTGCAATCCCATCGATCCGAACGATTGCCAGTCAGCCTCAAGCGTGTGTTCTAGTGGGCTGGTATTGACCAGCCTGGCCTCGTATGCCTGGCTGGAATAGGTAATCGCACGCTCTGACCAATAAAACGCCGTGGTCGTCTTTGTGCCGCTTCCAGGAAGGGCTCCTGACACATAAGTGACCAGTTCATACTTACAAAACAAAACAGGCAGGTAGGTTGTACTTGCCAGTTTTGTAGCGAATCCAGAGCCGAATGTTCTCATGTCGTTTGAATCAAGGTGAATGTCGCACGATAGAAACGGTCTTTTGCGATCTCGGAAATGTTGAATGATTCAATAAATCGCACCGTATGAAGCGCACTATAAGGGTCTGTGTACTGGAATGTTTTGTGCGATCCGTTTACCGTTGAATCATAGAATGATTCGAGCGCATCCCGCTGCGCCTGTGAGTACAGAATGACCTCGATCTTGTAGAGGTAATTCGTGACCGAGCGGGAATAAACATAAAAACTCCCGTCCTCCATCTGAATCTCGGAGTTGTGCTTTATAACTTCACGCTCATACGGCACTTCAGGGTCGCTTGTGAAAACGATGCTCGTTGTCGGGCTGGCAAATGTTGGGTAGTCGAATCTCATCTTGCACGCACCATAGAAACATTACCGAAACCACCTAGCCAGCGGGAATTCGATACAGCCATGCCGACTCTTGTTGTTCTTGTCGATGAATCCGACCGCGAGGCCAGCGCGTTATTGATCCCGTGCGCGGTTGCCGCCGTGTAGATATTATTGACAACGGTTTGACCGCCGCCAGATTTATCTACAACGCCGGATCGACTTGGGGTAAACATCTCCGGGCCTCTCTCGCCAACCATATAAGACTGACCAGCCATAACACCGCCACCCGAGGCGCGTTTACCTGCGCCTACTTTATCGGCGATGGCTGCGCCAGCATCGCCAGCCAGTTTAATGACATCCGGCGTTGCAGCCCACAGTTTTTTAATCATCCTGATCCCATCAGCGACAGCACCAACAACCGCAAGCAAATCTCTCGCGCCTTCTTTCACGCTCTCCCACATCGAATAACCATCCGCCTCAAGCCACGACTTGATTTTATTAAACCATTCGATCAACTTTTCAGCGAATTCCTTGCCCGACTTTTTAACCGCCTCCATGTCGATCTTGAAGGAATAAAAACTCTTACCGGCCTCTATAAATGCACCTGCAAATGCCGAGATGAATCCCGCTATGAACTGAAGAACGGCTTCGAATACTTGCGAGACGGCAATCGCCCATCCATATAGCGTGCCATTTTTAGAAAAGTCATCAATGCCCTGGGCGAGATCACCGAAGGCATTTTTTACAGCAGGGATAAGCATATCGGCGACCGTGGATTTCCAGCTAGTCCATGCGTCCTTGATGTTCGACAGCATCCCGTTCATTGTGCCAGCGCGTTCTGCCATCGCTCCGGCATAACGATCGTTCCAGATTGCCAGTAGGGTGCTAGTAATCATGGCCCGATTGTTTCTGTCGATGATTTTGAATTCTTCGACACCTTGCTTATTTGTGAAAGCGAGGGCGGTCTTACCAATATCCTCTTTTGCCAACTTCATTTGTTCAGCATTGGCTTTCGTGATGACAACCGCCTTGATGCCGAATTCTTTCAGGCGTTCAAACTCACCCGTCTGGGCATCTGCCATTGCCTCGACCGCTGACATGATGTCCTTACCCATCGCCGATGCTGTATTGCCGAGCGTTCTCATCACAGTCTCGCCCTTGATGCCGTATGCAGACAGCCGGACGAATGCCTGGGTGAGTTGTTCCACCTCAAACGGCGTGGTTTTGGCGAAATCTTTGATCCACGCAAAGGCTTCATTTGCTTTTTGCTGCGTGCCTAGAACCGTTTTGAGCGTGGCCTTGTAATCCTCAAATGCTCCGCCAGTCTCAAGGATGGATTTCGCCAATGAGACAAATCCAGCCGATCCTGCTAACGCAATGATTCCGGTTTGGAGACTAAAGACTGCATTTTTGACGGCTGAAAAGGCTTTGACAATCCCGCCGCCTATTGATGACGCTGTGTTTCCTAGTGAATGAAGGCTCCGTGAAACGGAGTGAATAACCGCTGTCGCCGTGTCACGGGCGGTTATTAGTATTTCCAGTTGATTCGCTGATAATGCCATCGATGTACTCCATGATCCTTACCAGTTTGACAGGCTGCTCCGCCCATGTGCCTCGGTTTGGATATTGCCCTGCTTTCCAGAACCGATGCACCGCGAGATATTCACCTACATCATGGTAGTCAATAACCGGACATATATTAACACTCCCTTTGATCCCAAACGCCATAATCGGCGCTTTAGATTTCGTGAAGCATCCCCGCACTTCTTTGTTCTGAGCGGTGCAGGTGTCGCATTTGAATTGGAGCTTCGTTTGCAGCACCGCACCTAGGATTTTTTTTCGTCAGCCTCTCCGAATCCGTTAAGGCTTAATGCAATTCGACCAAGTTCATCAACTACACGGATCGCGGCCAGCTTGTCCATTGTCTGATCCGATGCACGCCCGGAGATGGTCTTGATTTCAAACGGCGCGTTCTCAACCTTACGAATTGAAAACGCCAACGCCTCAGCAGTAAGGCCAAAGAGGTTAGTCTTGATTTGCTGCTGTCCATCCGCACCAATATCGAAGGAAATGAATTTGTCCTTCATGGTCTGGAACTTCAGATAAGAAATCGTCCCGAGTGTGAATCTGGTCGGTTCTTCACCGTTCAGGAAATGCAAAGCGCTCTCATCGTAATCTCGCGCATAGGCATCCAGGTCGGACTTGTCACGGTCAATCGCCGGGTCGTTCGTGGCGATAACCGTGATGACCTCTTTACGGTCGATGGATTTGAACATTAGGCCACCGTACCCTTGGTCAGAGCGCCGTTACCAACGCCGCTGAAGCTGAACGCCATCAGGCCATCAGACGATGCCTCAAGGCTGACCTCTTGCAGGATGATCGTGCCGGTATATTCATCCATGCCGGCCGTGTCGCCCTCGGTGCGAAGTTTAACGCTCACCGACGAGTCGCCAGTAAGGATGTCGGCGATGACAGCCATTTGGCCAGTGGAGTCAGCGCCGTCATGGAAGCCAGCGGCCTCAACGCTCCATGTTTTGCTGGTCAAGGTGTTGCTGACCCAAGTCGCGCCAAACGCGAAGGATTCCTCGGTATTTGCCGAGACCGTCAGCGTAAAGCTGTTAAGTTCACCGATCTTGTCGGTTCCGTAGAAAACAGAACCAGATTTTCCGCTAATGACTGCCATTTTTCGTTCTCCTTAGGTGTTGCCGCGAGTGAAAGAATACACCACGCGAACGGTTAAAATTACGCCTCCGACAGGATCAATAGACCCGTCATCAGTTTCAATGCTAATTACCTGTGTGTCAATCGCATAACCACCTCGCGTCCTGCTCGCGTCCAGGGCTTCCTCAATTGCCTCGATAAGATTGTTCCGAGCCGTGTCAATACCATCGGCCTTCACATACCCTACGATCCTATAGTTGATCGTCCCGTGCCGCTGGATCGTCGCGTTGCCGATTGTTTCATCTGATCGACTCTCAGCCGCTGTCTCGATTAGTATAGCGGGGAATTGCGCATTTGATAGTTTCTGGAAATCAAACGGATCACGGGTCACATACGCAGCCGCCACAGGCGTTGTCATGGCCGTTAGCACCGTCTTTATGTTGGACGCGATTGATTCCCGAATACTCATTTTGCAAACCGCCGCTTAAAGAACGCACTAACCTGATCGCGCTCAGTTGAATTCAATGCGAAGAATGGCCGTTGAGCATGATTAAATGCGGCTTTCTTCGCTTCGGTAGCGCGACCAAAGAATATACGCGCAGCATCGGATTGGCATGAATGCGTTATCGACGCGAGCATCGTCCCATGCACCATAAGATTAACATTGCCGGAAGGATCGCCACCAAAGCCAGTTCTGGATGCGGATCGGCCCCATCCTTGTTTTTTTGCCTTTGCATATCCAGCCGAATACGAAGGGAATCGGCCATTTACGCCAACGCCCTTCGCTGTACGGTCGAGAATGATGTTTTCGGCATACTGAGCCGCAGCGCAAAGCCCCTGCTTTGTCTTTGTCGCAAGGTCAGAAGTCGCGGCCAGGATCATTCTCCTGATCGCGCTGTCATCAACCTTGATTGCGAGTTCCATTACCTCACCATCCGTCCAAAGTGAAGCGGGGTTTTTTCGATGTTGCTAACAGCACCGCTTGAATCGGCATCGTACTCAACACCATCCAGAAAAACGGCCTCCAATTCCTCGCCGTAGCGGGATTT